TCATTTTTTCGATTTTCACGAATACGATCCAGTATCCAAAGGTTTGCTTTGGAATCCCACCGCTCTATTTTCACTCCATTGGCATTCTTCCACCCTATCGAGTCAAAGTGATTGAAGAATATTTCTGCTTGCTCTTGCCAGTCATCTAACCGTTCCGGAGCATTTTGCTTGATGAAGTGTTGAATAACCTCATCAAGCGTAGGAGATATAAATTCTTTTGCGACTCTTTTAGGTTTCTCCGGTTTAGAGGGTGGGAAAAGCTCGCCAGAGCTACTTTCTTTCTTACCCCCTTTAGGGGGTTCTTTCTTTGTCTTTGTCTCTGTCTTATATTCTTCTTTAGGGGGTATGGGGGAGCTTTCTTGAAAAGGTGTCCCTAAAGGGTACCCTAAAGGTATCCCTAAAGGATACCGTAAAGGTGGTATATTTTGCATACCTTTTTGTACACCTTTTATAGAATACGTTGATTTATTGCCTCTTCCATTGCCTTGTTTACATTCAATAAGACCTGCTTGAACTAATCTATTTCGGGCGGACTTGAATACTTTTACAGACACTCCCACGTCAGATGACACCTTTGTATCACTACGTGTCCAGTTATCCTCCCAGCCTAAACGATTCGCAATTTTTAGCAAGTAAAAATAAAGCCTCGTTTCACAGCAGGAAAATTGCCAGCTTTCGTCAAGTTCCCAAAACCTATTGATAAGTTCAATATAAGTCATATCAATTTATAATAATTCCGTAAGACATTGTTTATATAAGGTTGAGGGTCAGCTTTCAGATAATAGCAAACGCTATTAATGAACTCAATCAACCCATGACAAACGACATATACACTGCCATATTTCTCAACTAACGCCTGCCATTCTTTTTGCCCATCAGACTGCGTTCCGGCACGTTTACCTTTTACATGTGGAGTTTTCATCTCTATGCAAAGACTGCTCTTACCACCGCGAGGAAAAAGCAGAATCAAGTCAGCAACACCAGCGATGGCACCTTCATATTTACGCATAGCACCGCTTTTCTTTGTCCTGACGCCGCCGTTTGGTATAGCAAAGAGTAGAGGGCCGACATTGGGAAACGTTTCTCTGAACCAAGTTACACAAATGTGTTGTATCTTGGTTTCAGAATATTTCACCTCCATTTTACGAATATCTTCTTCAGTCATTTTTCTGCTTGTTTTTTGAAATCGTAGCACATTCATTTAGAAGGTCAACGATTTGTTTACACCTGTTCCTGCAACCGACAAAGGATATTATGGTTTCCCATTCAGGACCGAACAACATTTCTTTCTTGTATTCCTGAATATGAGTTCTCTGTCCATTTATAACTAATCTAAATGGCTTCATAATTTATCCCTAAACAAGTCCATTGCAAGATTCACCATATTCTCTTCTACTTGGTCATCCGTTCCGGTTACACCGTTAGCAATGTTCTTCTTTGTTTGAATCACATCATACATATACTTGTCAATAGTATCCTTACCTAAGAAGTAATAGCAGTTAACATTGTTCTTTTGACCGTTACGGTGTGCTCTATCTTCTGCCTGTTCGCAATCACTGAAAGTCCAAGGGAACTCTATAAAAGCAACACGACTGGCAGCAGTCAAAGTAAGCCCGGTACCGCCCGATTTGAAATTCAGAATAATCAGTTTACAATCCGGATTATTTTGGAAAGAGTCAACGGCATATTGCTTTTGGTTGACACTATCGGAACCCGTTACAGTAACAGCTTTAGGAAATTCCTTTTTCAGTTCTGCTACAACTTCTTTCAAGTAACCGAAAAGTATCAGCTTCTCACCACCGTCGATAACATCATGGACAAATTCACAAACAGCCTTGATTTTACCTCTGGCAGATATCTGCTTTAAAAGCTGCATCTGCACCATAACGGCACCATTCATTGATTTCTGCACTTGTTCATCCGAAGCGTTCTTGTACTTCTTCAAGTATTTTACCATATCAGCCTCGGCAGCCTTATACTCTTTGGTGGTAGTGATATCAACTGTCAAGTATTGACGAGTCTTGTCCGGAAGTTGTGTAAGCACCTTTGACTTCTCACGACGAAAGAAGCAAGTATTCCATAGTCGCCAATTCAGTTCTTTAACGTTGGATGCCTGTTTGGGACCATCACAATATCTTTCAACATACCGGCTATAACCTCCAAAGTCCTCTAATCGACCTAATATTTTTAGCTGTTGTATCAAGTCTGTATTATTGTTAACAACAGGAGTACCGGTCAATGCGAATATATAACGTTTACCTTTGCAGATACCTTCAACATATTTGCTCTGTTGAGTTTTACTTGATTTGCATTTATGAGATTCGTCAATGATAACAGACCTAAACAAAGAGACACGCTGATCGAAAGCAATACTTTTCATTGTAAGCTTGGATTCCTTATTTACAGCTTTTACAAAAAATTTATTAAGCGATTCATAATTAGTAATGAACACCTCACAAAGTGGACTGCCATCAGACCTTTTACACTCATAAAATGATTGCCAGGACTGTCGGTTTCTGTCATCAAGGATAATCGAATTCATACCTGCGAACTTCTTAAACTCACGCTGCCAGTTTACTTTCAACGCAGCAGGGCAAATTACAAGTACTGGAAAAGACTCACCATAAATGGGCGCTTCCTTATGTGCTTTAACAACTGCACATATGGCTTGCAATGTTTTACCTAATCCGGGCTGGTCACCGAAAAAACAGCGTTTGTGCTCTATTGCATACTGTACTCCTTCAAGTTGATACTCGTAAGGTTGAAGTAACATATAGTGTTCACCGACAAAAGGTTTCATCGGAGGAATATCATAATTAATATCTTCAGTTACCTCACGTTCCTTGACAGTAGAACAATAACGCATCTGAACAGCCCATTGCGCAAAAGCTCTCACATACCAATTCGCATCACGTCCAATAGGATAACGCGTATCATTGATACTAACAAGCCACGCCCGGTCTGTTCCGTCATAGCGTGGCTTACTTGGTATCATCTTTATGACCTCGACCAACTTTGGGTGATACTCGAACTGAATCCGGTACAGATTGGGCGTCTTAGTCACATAAATTGGTTTCATGAAGCAGGTTCTAATACTAATTCATGATGTTCAACTGTTGAACATATCCCGTTATCTTCACCATCTTCATTCATTGCATCAGTAGCTTCATCAACCTTGTCAAACGGGTCCTCACCATCTTTAAATTCAAATTCCCTTTGAATCTCCGAACATTTATTCTCTGTAACATAAAGCTCTGCTTCATACAAGAAATTATAAACAGCATCACGAAACTCCTCACAATGCACATACGATTCATTGTCCGGATCGAAACCAATACCAGGAGAACAAAGATTAAGGACTTTGCTCGTCATAAGGGTTCGCTTACCTGTCAACACACAAACCTCAAAAGAAGAATCACCACCAATGCTAACGCCGGTTACATTGAACTTTTTGAAGAACTCATCTTCAAGACATGACTCTGGACGTTCCCAATTAATGTACTGGGATTCTTTCTGTTCTGTAATATCGACAATGTAGGGTATGAGCTTGTTTAGCGAATCCTTCAAATCCGGATGAACAGGATTAATCCCCTTGAAAACAATATCGTTTCCTTCCTTGTCTGCATAGACCACTTCAAGACATCCCTTTTTGGTCAATTTTGCTTTTGAAATATTCAAATCCATTTTAATTAAACTTTGAGTTAATACTTACCTATGCAGGTATTCATTAATAAAATCTTTATAGTACTGGTCAACAGGCAATGGCAAATTGATTCCTAATTCGGTGGCAGCATCAGCCTGAACCTTATCCATGAAAGTTTTCATTTGGATCGTATTCAATTTAGAAGTACTTCCAACAACCGACACAATATTTCCATTCATACATATTTGCCGTGGAAGAAACTTACGGCAATAGTAATCATGAACATCCAACTTATCCGTGCCTGTCTCCCTCTCAATACAGGCAAACCACAGCCACATGAGCGCGTTCTGCGACAGGGTACGTGGTTCTACCTTTCTCTTGATGCTTACAGTGTAAGTTCCATTTTTGAGCGTGGAACAGAGGTAGTCAAACGACTTATCCATTGTGACTACCCCATTTTGTTTTGTTAGAATAGCTTCTGCCATATCTTAGAATGGTAAATCATCAGGCGGTGGTATCTGTTGATATGGCTGTTGCTGATATGCAGGCTGCTGTACTTGTTGTTGCTGTCTCTGTGTAGGCTGTTGCGTTGGTAACGGTGGTGGTACAGGAGCAGCCTGTTGCTGAACTTTCGGTGTAAGCATCTCAATACTATCAACAAAGACTTCAGTTATGTAACGTTTAACTCCTTTGCTATCGTCATAGTTACGAGTGCGTAACTTACCTTCTATATACAACTTATCTCCTTTATGGACGTACTTCTCAACTATTTCAGCAGTCTTATTCCAAAAAATAAGATTATGCCATTCTGTACGTTCCGGCACTTGGGTTCCATTTTGTAAGGTGTACGCCTTATCTGTTGTGGCAAAAGATAAAGAAGCTACTTTCGCTCCACCGTCCAATGTTCTCACATCCGGGTCTTTACCGGCACGTCCTATAAGAATTACTTTATTAACACTCATTTTCCTTCCTCCCTTATAGTTACACGAATACTATCCGCTTTAGTTGACGTTTTTAAATATTGAGAATATAATTCCGGGTGATCTTCCTGAAATTTCTTTGTATCAAAACTCTTACCCGTTGAAGAGGGAGTATAGCTAACACGCAATCGGCCAGCGTCCCATGATTTGACTCCATTCTCACGCATGGCTGATTTAAGTTGTTCCTTGTAACCTTTCTGCACTTCAGCGATATAACTCGCCTGTTCCTCTATATCAATAATAGTATCTACTAATTGCATAGGAATAAGCTGTTTCCCATCAGTGGGAACAGGAGCATTAGGTAAGAAGTGTTCACCATTAATCTCACATTCCAGTAATCTCTTAACCTCTGCATCGGGTTTACGCTCAATCTCAACCAATTCAGATTTATCACCTCGTAACCAAATTCCAAACAGCTTATCAACTTTGATAAGTGGGTTTTGAAGTTCAAACAAATAGGCATAGATTGATAGCTGCCAACTCAAATACTCACGGTCAAGGCTTGCAGTGGTCTTGATGTCACCAAGACTGATTTTTTCGTCCTTTTCCCAAACACAATCAATATTCGATGCAAAATATTCATTGTCTGAAACAGTGTACTCATTGGCAAAAGCCTTATATCCGGCATTTACTCTTTCCCTGATATAATTAATAGCTTCAATACTCTCGGGTGGCAATCCTGTTACATCAGCAAACTGGCATTGTCCATGAATACGACTACCTTTTTCAGCGGCTCTTTTCAATATGTATTCTGGAATATCCTTATACTTATTGGGAAATAACTGCCGGCTAATCATTCCGGTAATACCTTTTAGCTGCTTTTCACCAAGAAAATATGTGTGGTTCTCTTCCGAGAAAACCACACTCGATTTAACTAACTCTATCATTGTGCCGGGTAAATTTTGCCCATATTCATACAGGCGTTTACAAACTCTTTATCATTTTGCATAGCCGGATTGCCATACCATACTTTTTCAAGTTCAGCTCTGCTTTTGACGGCAAGCATGTCAGCAATAGCATTTTTTAATTGAGCACCTGTATATACAGGAGCAGTGTTAGCAGGTGTTTTTGCAGGCTGTTGTGTATCTTCCTTCTCATGAGTATTGGTTGAATCGCTGTCTTTCGCATCATCAATACAAAACAGACCGTTAAGAGCGTACTTTCTTGCATAAGAAGATGAAGCTCCAGTAATTTGGCTCCCATCCATTCCTTTCTTTGTTTCCTCTTCTCTTGCAAAAGCAGTAGTTATTTCTTTTTCTCCTTTGTCATTAGTCAAAGTAACAGTTGCTTTTACGTAGATCCTGTTACCTACTGCGATCATCTCATCACTTAGAGTTAATGTACATTTTGTTTCAGCAAGAACAGGTTTCACTGATTCAAGAATGTCCTCACAACTACGGTACTTGTATTTACCGAAAGTATTATACTGCCGTTTGGGGGCTTTCAGCTTTTGCTGAATGGTTACTAATTCTTTCATAATTCTGAAATTAATGGTTTGACTTTTAGCTCATTACATCAGTAAAGGTAATCGTTATTGACAAGTTTAGCAAACAGAAACTTCGCCATTTTAACGCCATTTTCAGGTAGTAAAAACTGCCTGTACGATATTGTACAGGCAGAAAAATAAGAAAATGAATAATCCAATGTACCTTATGGAACGGCTACGCTTTGAAGGGTGTACGGCTCCCTGATTTATACATAATGTAAATGCTAGTGGACGGAACCGGAGTCGAACCGGTCTCACGGAATATTGGTGCACCTCACCGCAGTTTCAACCAACGATATACATATCCGCCCGATTAATTAAAAAGGTGCACTATCTTCACAGACCATACACCCCAATCACAAACACAAAACAAAACTCATGAACTACTATAATTTAATTAGGATCAGAAGGGTGAATGGCGTGGGGATCGAACCCACATCACGCATATCTGCGTATGCTGCCAATTACACCAGCCATCCGTTTTAAGTGAACTATTCTCACGAACCATTCACCTAGAACACAAACACAAAATAAAACACGACATTAACTATTAAATAGCACTCTCACGAGCTTTTGTGGGGCAGTTTAGGAGTCGAACCTAAATAATTGCAAATGCAATACATAAAGCACTTCGTACGCTTTCTTTATGCTCTCTTTACCATTGAGAATACCTCCCCTTGTTGCCACATCAACCCGTGATGTGGCTCAATTTTAAATTTAGAAATTTGAAAAAATCAATTCACTCTCACGAGCTTCTTGTTTCCGGATAGCCGTTCAAAGCACACCGGAATAGTATAGAACAATTAAAACTCAAATAACAGGGGCTTTAACCCTACAGCGTCCTTTTCGCTGGCAACATTAGTTAAACATAAAAAGAAAAATTCTCTGTGAAGGAACCCGGACTCGAACCGGGATGACAGATTACCTATGTATGACTTTCTTCAATCTATCTGCATACTTGCGTCTACCAATTCCGCCATTCCTTCAGGTCGTAGCCAGACGCTTCCGGCTACATTGATTGAATTGTTATTGATACAAACATAATTTTCCCCCTCACGGGTTACTTAACTCTGATTGAGTTGAGCCGGGAAACGGATTCGAACCGCTGACCTCATGTAGAAACATGCGCTCTAACCAACTGGACTATCCCGGCAGATGCCCGGCGAACCGGGCTAAATAAACATGACAAATACTAAAATTAAGCAATGCAGACCTTCACAGGCTATCTTTATTTTGTTTCCTATCTTCGTAGTATCGAAAACAGATATAATTCACTGATACGACAGTCACCAATACAAAAGCAGCAATAAATTCTTTCTTGCTAACTTCAATGCTATCTATAAGATACAGTGTTGTCCATAAGGCAATGAACATCATGGCATACTGTATCACTTTAATCTTTTTCATTTCTTCCGTTTTTTAGATTTAACTTTCCTTCCCGCACATCGGCAATGAAGTAATACTTGAGCAGCATTACAATGCCACTTGCCGTTTTGGACATTAGTGGGCTTATCACTTTCAATCTTACCCGCTTCTATAAGATTCATCAATTTCTTTTCCCCACCCACATAATACGCAGACTTATCTTTTCCAAACGTTTCTGTAGAAAACAGACGGAGAATATTATCTAGCAATATTTCAGCCATTTCACCTCTGATCATCTCAACAAGCAAGGTAGTTATGCAATT